TTTCCTAAAAAGATAAAAATTGCTTATTCAAATTTTGATCTGATAGCAAAAGATAAGACTTGGAGTAATGCTAATGAAGCCCACGGAACTTGCGACTATGATAATTGTAAAATTGAATATAACTCAACTCAAAAGAGACCAGAAATAGTAAATACCATAATTCACGAAGTTCTACATGCGATAATTCACGTTTTTGATATTCATTTTGACAGCCCCAAGATAGAAGAAGATGTTGTAACTAAACTAGCAAATGGATTACAAACTGTTCTTTGGGATAATCCAGAGCTATCTAGAATTATCATCAATAGCGAGTCGAATGTCAAAGATGAGTGATATTAAAAATATTTACGATACTGACTTAAATTCAGATGTTCCGCAATGGATTAAACAACTAGAACATGATGATGAAGTTATGATATTTTTTCCCACTGATAGACTCTTAGCTTACTCCATTGTTTTAGATAACTATATATCAGAATCAAAAGACCATATGTCAATTTTGACTGTAGTATACACATCAAAAGGCACAACAAAACTTGAAGAACTACTTTATGATAACTATGCTTGCGGAGATGAAAATTCTTGGCACGCATTTCAAATAATGTAAATATATTATGAAACTAGAAGAAATTGAATTGATGTGGCAAGAAGATTGCCATATAGATAGAACATCTTTAGACCAAGAGAGCATAAAAATCCCACTACTTCATAGTAAATATTACAAGATTTTTCTCAGAGAAAAGATGCAATTAAAAATTGAAGATTCTGAATACAAACAGTTCTATAAACTAAAGCATGAATACTATACTGGAAAACTATCTCAAGAAGAGCTTAATCAATATGGATGGGAACAATTTCAATTTATATTGAAAGGCGACTTATCTGTTTATATTGACTCTGATAAAGATCTAGCTCAAAGATTAATAAAATTGCAAATACAAAAAGAAAAAGTAGAGCTTCTAGACAGCATCATAAAAACTCTAAACACTAGAGGGTTCTTAATTAAGAACGCAATAGACTTTATAAAATTCTCTAATGGAAATTAGCATAAAAAAAGAGGGGCATATGCCCCTCTTTTAGCTTCATATCTTTTCTGAGATTAGAGAAGATTTGAAACCTTGACCTTACGATAGTACACGTTAGCACCATCATTTAGTCCAGCACCAGCAGTAACGCTACCAGTTGAGAACGGGTTAGAAACAAGACCGTAACGAGTCTTGAAACCTACCTTAGGCTGGAAAGAACCTTGATCAACTGCACGAACCATCTGAAGAGGAACGTATGGGCAGTAGAACAATCCAGCATCATACTGATTAGCTCCCTTGAAGCCAGCTACGAAAAAGTTAGCTCCGAGTGGTGCATATGGGTCAATATATACTTTGAAACGTCCGTTAAGAACACCAACGAATGTGTTTCCAGTATCATCAACACTTAGAGAATCCTTGAGTGCGGCACTTGAATCAAGAAGACCAGCTACGCTCAAAGCACTTGCTGTATCGCTATCGCAGATGAGCATGTTACCACGTCCACGACGAGTTTCTTTAGCGATTGCATTAGCTTCACGCTCAATCTGAACCATAAGACCCTTGTACTTTTCTACAGACCAACGTCCGTTAGAATCAACATCAAGGTCGAAAGTTCCAGCTACTGCTGTGCCATAAGAAGCTCCAGCCTTAGCACTCTTGTATACAGAACGAACAACTTCACGGTTGATTTCTGCAAGAATCTCAGCCGAAAGGATGTTAGCAAGTTCTGTCTCAGCATCAAGACCGTGAACAGCCTTAAGATCCTGAGCAAGTTCCATTGAGTATTCAGCCTTCAAAGCACGAGTCTTAGCTTCTACGCTAACTTTCTCGATGCTGAAAGCCATCTCAGGAATAGCGTCAGCGTTTGTTACTGGATTGCTATTGAGACCAGTTCCCTTAGCTTCTCCATCTTGTGTGTTAAGACCAGTACCAGAAGAGAAAGCTCCAGTGAAAGGATCATTAGCTCCAGGTGTCCAAGTAGAATGAGTTCCAGTTCCAGCGTAATCAGAATCAGCCTCGTTGAAGAGAGCTTCTGTTCCGCCTTGAGTTCCGTAACGAGACTTCATAGCGAAGATGAGTCCAGTAGGAGCCTTCATTGGTTGAACGCCGCAAATATCAAAAGCGATAAGATTTGGCAAAGCACGACGAAGAAGACCAATCAGTACAGGATCATATCCCTGCATGTTAGCGTTAGCGTCTACTGTGCTTGGTGTTGCAAGACCAGAGTTTGCTGGGGAAGCCTCAAAAATCATCTTGCGGGTTTCAGCAATTTGATTCTCTAGAAGAACAGTCATAACTGCTCTCTTGTGGGCATCACGAACCTCTGGCAACTCAGGGTGGTCAATAACTTTTGACCACTTCTTTTCAAGTTCTTCGGTGAGATACATTTTTATTTCTCCTTTAATTATACAAAGTAAAAAACTTTATTTCTTATATTTATTTTCTTCCATTCTCCGAGTTAATCATCTTGCTAATAATATTAGCATATGTATCAAACTCAGTGATTACTTCAGGTGTTGTTTCAGGATGTATTCCACCTTCAGTGAGAAGAACATCATCCATTTGGTTTGAAATTACTTTTTTGCTATTGGGAAAATAATTTTCCTTGATAACAACTAGCTTGTTTTCAAAACTTTTCTCATCAGAAAAAGATACGCCTTCGCAAAGTTCAAAGAACTTGCTTGCTTCGCTACGACTCATTCCTTCAGAAATTTCTGAGATTATAGCGTTCTTTTTAAGATTATTTTTCTCTTTCTTTAGCTCAATATTCTTATTAATCTCTTCATTGAGTTCAGCTTCTAGAGATTCAATTTTAGCAGATTGCTCAGAAAGAACATCTAGTTTATCTTCTGGAACATCAATATAATGTGTCTCAAATAGACTTCTCAATCCTACAATGAAATTTTCTGTTATATCAGAACGAATAGATGACTCTAAAGCAACTTCATTAGTCTTCATCCACTCTTCAACAACATAATCAAGATATCCATCAAGTTTATTTACTAAACTTTCAGAAAGCTCTTCTTTGTAAGAATTTAATTTTGACTCAAAAGATTCTTCAATCTTTTTTGTCTCAGCTAAAATTTTATTTTTGCTTGCTCTTTTTAGAGATGCTTCAAATATTGTAGATACTTTTTCTTTGAATGATTCTGAAAGCTCTTCGCCATTAAGCATAGCTTTAGTTGCATCTTCTATGTCTTTTTTCTCTTCTTCAGACATTTCTTTTTCCATGTCTTCTTCAGACATTTCATCATGCTTCATGTCTTTTTCTTCAGACATTTCTTTTTCCATGTCTTTCATTTCTTCTTCAGACATTTCTTTTTCCATGTCTTTTTCTTCAGACATTTGTTTTTCCATGTCTTCCATGTCTTCTTCAGACATTTCTTTTTCCATGTCCATATCTTTTTCTTCAGACATTTCTTTTTCCATGTCCATATCTTTTTCTTCAGACATTTCTTTTTCCATGTCTTCCATGTCTTTCTCTTCTTCGGACATTTCATCATGCTTCATGTCTTTTTCTTCAGACATTTCTTTTTCCATGTCTTTTTCGGACATTTCTTTCTTCATGTACATTTCTTTCTTCATGTCATCTGCCATCTCATCTTCTTCAGACATTTCATCATGCTTCATGTCTTTTTCTTCAGACATATCATCTTTTGATTCATCAGAATCCGCCTCAAGACTTTCTTCCATATTTTCGATTGAATCATCAGACTCTTCCACTTTTTTATTGTATTCAGATTCCATAGTATCTTCTTTGTCCTTCTCAGCTTTATCTTGATGATAATTCATCTCAAGAATATCTTTTAGAAATTTTGTTGTTATAGTCATGTTCGTTCTCTTCTGTAAATATATGAGTATAGCTTATTTATTTATACGTTTTTAATTTTCTCTAACCCTAACAAATATTTCTCTCTCTAGCTTAGTGGAATTATCAAAAGTAACTAAAACCGTAACTTTATAGTCATAGTTACTTTCTCCACCAGTGAGCAAAACTCTAACTGAAGTTTTGTGTGGAGGCAATATTGTGGGTTCAGTAGAAACTAAAAAATTGTCTGCCTGTTCTTTAATATCTGGCGTTTTTCTTTTCCATCTTACTGCACTTGCTGTGGCACTTGATATTTCAGTTGCGCCTTTAGGCAATATGTGTAGCTTTGCAAATGATACATCAATAGATAGAACCTCATTTGGCTGTTTAATTTCTGCAACTATTAGATTTTCAGTGTTAATATACATCTTTCTAAAACTTAAAAACTAATCTTTTATTATTCGGAGACGAAAGCTGGCTTTCACTATCTAACGCCCACTCTATAGTTGCGGTAGATTGTGTAACTGGCAATCCAGTAGTTATTCCAGTAGCAGTATCAATAAATGCTACCAGTGGAGACTGTGCATCAGTTTCTCCAGTATTTTGCTTGAATATTGCAATATAACGTATACTTTTTCCAGTAATTAGGCCAGTAAATTCTGCTGGATTAGCTGAAGCCACTCCATTTGTTATATTTTTTCCAACAAGTGTGGCAGAAATTCCAATTCGTGATGCAACTGGAACTGAGCTTAAAAATTCGTGACTTGCTGATGGAGTATAATCACTTGTAAGAAGAATTGCTTTGAAAGTATCTCCAGCAGTTCCCACTCCCCAAGATAAATCTCCATTTAGAAACTTTTCTTTTGCCTTGTCATATATGTAGTTTGACATCTTATAGCCCTTTATTTGCTCTCAAGAGACTTCATAAAGTTTTGAAAAGCTCTTATACTAGCTTTTTCCAAATTAGTCTTAGCATTTTTTTCAATATCTCGTTTGAGTTTTTGAACGTAAGTCTCTTTCAATATTCCGTTATCCCAAACCCATTCCTTTCCTTCCATGATTCCATTAACAAATGCATCTGGAGCTGATGGATCCGCAACAATATCTGCCGCAGTTGCTAGATAAAAATCATCTTGAACTATTTGGGTATCCATTCCTTCACTTCTAATAGAACCCATTCCTCTAGATGATACGCCAAGTCTTGCACCTTCATCAATTAAAGACTTAACAATATTACCCATTGGAGTCCCCATTATCTTAGCTTTTCCAATAAAATTGTTTCCATCAACTCTCAATTCAGTAATCATATGAGAAACTCTGTCGAGATTGATAGTCGGCCCTTCAGGGTGTCCAAGCTCTCCGAAAGCTCTATTCTTTTTAACATATTCCCTATCATATCTGAGTATTTCTCTTTCAAGCATATCTTTGGGATACATTCTCCCATTTCTATTCTTTAGTTCAGCTTGAAGAAAAATTCCTTCAATAAAATATGTTTTAGCAGAAGATTCTTTGCCTTCTTTGATAACTTTAATTTCTTCTGTTACTTCGCAAATTAGTTTCATATAATTGTATCCTTAAATATCCTTTTTGCGTATTCTTTCTTCTTGCTTTCTATAGCATCTCGAACTTTTATAAGTAATGCTTTATTAATACTGGTTTTTAGGCTTTTTGCATCATCATTGTGTAAAGCGATTACTGCATTTTTTAATTCTTTTTTTGCATTTTTCATATTATATGTCTCTATATTTATATATTAAAAAAGATTTTCGTCTTCGGTTGGTTCTTTTTTCTTTTCTTGTTCAATTTCAGACTGTATTTTTATTCTCTCATCGTTAGTTTGATGAAGAACATTTCTTTTTATCCACTCTTCAGAAAAATATTTTCCAGTGTATTGATCTATAGATTGAAGTGTATCTAATCTGCTTCGTAAAACTTCGGCATCTTTCAACTCCGCATATTGATTATCTGTTGAGAATGTGTATTTTGTACTTTCTCTAATATCATCCCACTCGTCAAGAGATATTATATTTTTGCTGATTAATTGCTTTTTGAGTAAATCATCGAACAAATGACTAAATCTAAGTCTCATTCTATGAATAAACTTTGCAAATTTGACTTCATCTCTTGTTATCTCTGCGGCTCTTCCCACTTGAAATCCTTGGGAGTTCTCAAGTCTGGATAGAGGAACATTTAATGCCCTATAAACTTTCTTTTGAAAATATTCAACATCTTGAAGCTCACCAAGATTTTCTCCACCAGGTAGTGTATCAATAGAAGTTCCCTGTGATCCTTCTCTTCGTGGAAGCCAATAATCTTCTAGCATTGATTGAAATCTAGGTCCATCTCTCATCTCACCTGTTTCAACATTATATTGAAGTTTGTTTCTATATCTTTGCATAACTGTGCGAAGATATTCATCAGCCTTAGATTTTGGCAAATTTCCCACATCAACATAAAATATTCTTCTTTCTGGAGCCCTAGCAATTCTGTAAATTACCAGAGCATCTTCCATCATTTTTAATTGATTAATAGGCTTGATAGCTTTATGCATATTTGATAATATTGACGCTGAATATTTGTCAACAATACCAGAGTGAACATAGCAAACGCTATCTGGTCTAATTTTTATTCCTCCAGTTGCTGAAACTGGGCTATATGAAGAAGGAGCATTGTAATGAAGACCTCTGATTGAGTATGTGTAATACTCGTCCTTAACTTTTAGTAATTCAACTCCAGTTTCTCGATCAACTTCTTTTTCTACTTCTCTTATTTTTCTTATCTGTCTTGGATCAATATATCTTATCTGTAATATTCCACCGTTTTCTTTGTCCAATATGACATGATAATAAAGTCTTCCATCTATGTACCAGCGTCTAGCAATTTCATATGCTTGATTATTCCAATCAAGAAGCACAAGTATTTTTTGAAACTCTTGCTCTATTACATTTTTTATGGGTTTTGTTACTTTTACTGCATCTAAGTTTATTTTTACAGCATCTTGACTGCCATCCATGACAATCATTTCATTTATAATATCATCTATAGCGTAATCAACATCTGGCAAAAGAGCTAACTCTCTATATCGGGTAATAAGCTCAAATTCATTTTTTATAGTTCCGTCAAAATCTATGTACGCGCCATATGCGCCAGCAACTCCAGCGACATTTAGTGCGCCATCATAATTTTCTGGAAGAACAAAAGACTTAGCATCATCTTTTTTCTCTTGCTCTTTAGTCTTTTTAAAATTCCAACCAAATAGATTAAATGCCATAATTATATTTTCCTGTTACTTTGATCATTACTATTTAGCTTAGTTTTATTCGTTTGGTCCAATTGTCCAATAATCGTAGCGAAGAGTCACTGAAAATCTCTGTATTTCTGAACTATCCCAAGATAATTCTATGGCACTAATATCAGTCGGAAACAAATTTACGAATTTATAAGTTCTAATTGGAATATACTTATTATCCTCAATATATTGAGAATACTGCTTTAACAATCCATCAACCTGATATGAGCTTGGAGATGAATTTGCTCCAGAGTTCTTAGTATTTCCTTTATGTCCATTTATTGCACCTATCCAACCTTCAAAAGTCTTTCTTATATAGAAATCTTCATCATTTATAATGTTCAAAGATAACGCTTCAAAAGTTCTATTTCCAGCGGTGTATACATCTCGACCTTGAAAAGGAATTGCAACTTCACCGATGGATGCTGATGGTATA